AAAAGAATCATTACCTGAAGTTAAGTATTATGATAATGATATAGTTTCTTTAGATGAGAAAATAGAACAAGTCAGGGATTCTATTCCTCAGTTTCCTAAGTGGGTAAACGAGGTAAATGAAGTTCCTGATTTTTCATGGATTGGAAAAACCTTTAGTGTTATTGATGATGATTTTGTTAAAGTAGGTGATAATATAAAGGGTATTAGAGATAGAATAGATCAAGAAGTTGCAGAGATTTCTGAAAACTTTGACTTAAAAGATTTTGAGAACAAAGTTGAATTTGATAAAGTTCAGAACACTATTAAAGAAACAAAAGATAAAATTTATGAGGAGTTAAAAGAAACTGCCATTAAGATTTGGGATCTTCATCATGGATATAAAGATGATGATAGAAAATTAAAGAAAAATATTCTTAGTCAATATAATAAATTAAATCAAAATATTCAAAAACAAATAGCAGAAACTCAAGAAAAAAATCATGAGTCTAATAAAGTCTTTGAAAATTATTTGGGTGGGTTGAGAGAAGAAATTGCAAATCTTCCTAAAGTAAAATATTATGATGATCATATCCATGAATTAAGAAGGGATATGAAAAAAGATGTTTCTAAATTGCAAAAAGAGACATCTGCAAGTATTGCTGAATTGTATAAAATTGTTGAAGATATAAAGGGTAAGCAGCAAATATTGAAGGAAGATATGGAGATTGTAAATGATCGACCCATAATGCCTGATCCTGCAGAAAAACAGGGCGATGATCCTCTTACACCTACAGATCAGAAGTTTGCTACATTAAAGGACTTAGCAGCAAACTATAGATTGTTTGTTAATAGGGTTGAACAGCAATTGTACTCCATCGGTGGAGGTGGTGCTGCAAAAATATATGATCTTGATGACGTTGTTGTGGGGTCGTCAACTACTAATGGAACGATGCTGATATATGAGTCATCTACTCAAAAATGGGTAGGTATTGCAAGTACAGCAATTAGTGGTGCTGCAAAGGAATTAGCTTCTGGATGTACTGGTGTTGATCTTACTTTAAGTGGCGATTTAAATGTTAGTGGAGATATAGTATATGATGAACAAACTGCTAGAAACTTAAATGTTAGTGGAGTTTCTACCTTTAACCAAGGAATAACAACTAATTTTAATGTTAGTGGTGTTTCTACTGCTGGCACTATGCATGTTGGTAGTGCTACTACTTGGGGTGAAGATTTAGTCGTAACAGGAAATGCAAGAGTAACTGGAATCTTAACAGTTGGAACTGGCACTATTGAGATTGATGGATCTAACAATAAAATAAATGTTGGTGCAGGAATTACTATAGATGCAAGTAGTAATCAAATTTTAATTGGTAATAGTAAAGTTGCTGATGATAGTGGAGATGCACAATATGTTGGTATAGTTACTGCTTCTCAATTTATAATAGGTGTAGGAGGTACTAATGTTGCTACTGCTCTTGGAGAAAAAGCATCTATTGGCTTAGCAATTGCTTTAGGATAAATAAGTATACAGAGTCTGTCTTTTTAATGAAAAAGTGTCCTCCAGGTGAATATTATTGTACTAAGGATAAACGATGCAAATCCATACCTAAAGGATGGCACGTTATGCGTAGTGGTTATTTAATGAGAGATGAGGATCACAAAAAGAAAAATGGTAATGGAAAGAATGGGAATGGACATTCTAATGGAAATAGTAATGGAAATGGTAACGGCTCTAATGGTAATGGCAACGGTGGCAACGGAGGTGGAGTTAGTGAAGCCTTTCGTTTACATCCTAAGACAGGAAATATAATATCTGTTAATTTGGCATGGAGAGGAAACGATTACAATCTTAAAATGTTCTTCCCCCATGTTAAAACCCCTTCACGCAGAGAAGTACAGGATCAAGTGAGAAAAGTGTATCCTAATGCTAAACTCTGGAATTACAAAGTTTCGGACTATGACCCAGGAGAACCTCTCCTCATCGGAGGAGAAAAAAACTAAAGAACTGGAAAAAAAAGTAGAGAATTTAGAAAAAATATTAGAACTACAAAGAAAAACTATCGAACACGACAAAAAATTTGGTAAGTATGAAATGATGTAATTATGGAAGACATTTATTTAGGTAATCCCAATCTAAAAAAAGCAAATGTTCAACAGGAGTTTTCTGAAGAACAGATACTTGAGTTTATGAAATGTGCAGGAGATCCTGTATATTTTGCAAATAATTATATGAAGATTGTTTCTCTTGATGAGGGACTTGTTCAATTTAAACCATATGATTTTCAGGAGAAGTTAATTAAAAACTTCCATGAGAATAGATTTAATATTTGTAAGATGCCTCGGCAGACTGGTAAGTCTACTACGTCTGTATCATATCTTTTACACTATATTGTTTTTAACGATAGTGTGAATGTTGGTATTCTTGCAAACAAAGCAGCAACTGCTAGAGATTTGTTGGGTAGATTGCAGACTGCTTATGAGAATTTACCTAAGTGGATGCAACAAGGTATTATATCTTGGAACAAGGGTTCTATGGAACTGGAAAATGGTTCTAAGATATTAGCAGCATCTACATCTGCTAGTGCGGTTCGTGGTATGTCATTTAACATACTATTCTTAGACGAATTTGCATTCGTTCCAAACCATATTGCAGAAGCATTTTTTAGTTCAGTTTATCCTACTATTACTTCTGGTAAAACAACTAAAGTTATAATGGTTTCTACCCCACATGGTATGAACCATTTTTATAGGTATTGGCATGATGCGGAAAGAAAGAAGAATGAATATGTACCTACTGATGTACATTGGTCTCAAGTTCCTGGCAGGGATGATGAATGGAAGAGACAAACAATTGCCAACACGTCTGAACAACAGTTTAAGATTGAGTTTGAGTGTGAGTTCTTAGGATCTGTTGATACTCTTATTGCTCCATCCAAACTTAGATCATTTGTTTATGAAGCACCTATTATAAGGAAAGCAGGTTATGATTGTTATGAGCAACCTATAGAAGGTCATGATTATGTAATGACTGTTGACGTAGCAAGAGGAGTGAGTGAAGATTACTCTGCCTTTGTGGTTGTAGACATTACAGAATTCCCTCATAAGATTGTGGGTAAATATCGGAATAATGAAATTAAACCGATGATATTTCCTAATGTAATTTGGGAAGTGGCAAAGAATTATAATAATGCATTTATAATGTGTGAGGTGAATGATATTGGAGATCAAGTAGCATCTATTTTAAATTTTGATCTTGAATATGAAAACTTATTGATGTGTTCTATGAGAGGTAGAGCAGGTCAAGTTGTGGGTCAAGGGTTCTCTGGTAAGAAGACACAACTTGGAGTTAAGATGTCCAAGACAGTTAAGAAGATTGGTTCTCTTAATTTAAAATCTCTTATCGAAGCAGATAAATTAATATTCAAAGATTATGAAATTATATCTGAATTAACTACCTTTATTCAGAAGAGTAATTCATTTGAGGCAGAAGAAGGTTGTAATGATGACCTTGCTATGTGCTTGGTAATATTTGGTTGGTTAGTTCAGAGTGATTACTTTAAAGAACTTACAGACCAAGATGTTAGAAAGAGATTGTATGAAGAACAAAAGAACCAGTTAGAGCAAGATATGGCTCCGTTTGGTTTTATCGTAGATGGAACTGATGAAGATAATTTTGTTGATAGTGAAGGTGATCGATGGTTTATAGATAATGGGTCAATGGACACATCTTCTCCTGCGTGGAATACGGATGAGTATGGTGACAGATCTTACAACTGGGAATATCGATAATGGAATTTGACAAGCAACTTAAATTAGGACATCTGTTGCTTGTAGATAGAAAATGTAGAAGTTGCGGAGAAATAAAAAATTTAGTTGATGGTTTTTATAGAACAAGAAAAAGTAGAGGGGCAGTTCCATCCTCTTACTCTTATGAATGTAAAATTTGCACTATAAGAAGAATTGTGGATAGAAGAAGAAAGAAACCATTTAGTGATTGGTCGTATCCAGATTGGTAGTGTTCACTCCATGTTTCCCCGATGAAAATAACCTTTTTAATAAATATTTTCAGATAAACTGAGACATCGGAGAAAAACATGGCCACTCCTCAATTATCTCCTGGAGTACTGGTAAGGGAGGTTGATTTAACCATAGGAAGAGCAGAGAATGTATTAGATAATATCGGTGCAATTGCTGGACCGTTTGAAATTGGACCTGTTGATGAACCTATTGATATTACAACAGAAGAAGATTTAGTTAATACTTTTGGTAAACCAATTGGAACAGATGCACAGTATGAATATTGGATGACTGCATCATCCTTCCTTTCATATGGTGGTGTTCTTAAAGTTGTTAGAACTGCAGGTGACAACTTGAACAATGCTAACGCAGGTGTTGGTGTTGCTTCTACTGCTGTTCTTCAAATTTACAATTATGATGATTATCTTAACAATCATCAAAGTGATGCAACATTTAACTATTCAGCAAAGAATCCAGGAACTTGGTCTAACACACTTAAAGTTTGCACAATAGATGATTTTGCGGATCAAAGAATTGGTATTAGCACTAATAACTTAGCACTTGCTGGTGCTACTGTTGGATTTGCTGTTACTGCAAATATAGATGGAGCAATTATTCCAGGAATTGGAACCACAGGATCATTTACTGGATTCCTTAAGGGAATTATTACTGGTGTAAACACAGACTCAACCAACTCTAATTCTACAATTGATGTTAAGATCACTGATAGAATGTCTGTGATTGGAGGTATTACATCTTATTTCCCAATTGACTATGCAGAAGGAAATAGTATAGCAGCATATACAACATCATCTGCAGTTCAATTCTTGAATACATCTGGTGTTACCACAGGACACTCTCTTAATGCAGCATATACTCCAGCATCTGTTAAGGACTGGTATGATGAACAAACTTTAAATCTTAAGAACTCAACAACTTATTGGAAGACCATAGCACCTAGACCAACAACTAGTAATTTTGTTAGTGAAAGGAATGGTAAAAATGACGGTATACACGTTGTTGTTGTTGATGATGAAGGTAGAGTAAGTGGAATTAAAGGAAATATTATTGAGAAACATCTGAACCTATCTAAGGCTAAGGATACAGTTTCTGCAGTTAATCCACCACAAAAGGTATACTATAAAGATTACATAGCACTTTATTCTGATAATATCTACGCAGGTATTAACCCATCCAATGCTAAAGATAGCCAGTGGGGTACTGAACCTCGTGCTTCTGGATTCTCAACAGCATGTACTGCTGTTACAACTGGTGATGGTTTATGGGGTCTTGATGCACAAGGTGTTACTTATTCAGTATTGGGTAACGTAGCATATGAATTAAGTGGTGGACAAGATTATGGTTCAATTCCATCTGGTGAAACAAAAGGTGGAATGAAGGCTACATTAGCCGATCTGATGACATCTTATAGATTGTTTAGTAATAAGGATGAGATTGAAGTTGATTACTTGATCATGGGACCAGGTTGTGAAACAGAATCTGATTCTCAAGCAAAAGCAAATCAATTGCTATCACTTGCTGGAGAAAGAATGGATTGTATGGCAACAATCAGTCCACATAGAGCAAACGTGGTTAACATCACTAATACTGAGACTCAAACCACTAATGTGATTAATTTCTTTAGTCCACTTTCCTCATCATCTTATGGTGTATTTGATAGTGGATACAAGTACATGTATGATAGATTTAATAATGCATTCCGTTACATTCCTTGTAATGGAGACGTTGCTGGTCTAATGACTCGCACAAATATAGTTGCTTATCCTTGGTTCTCTCCTGCAGGACAAGCAAGAGGTGTTATTAATAATGCAGTTAAACTTGCATATAACCCATCTAAAGCACAGAGAGATAAATTATACCCAAGTAGAATTAACTCTTTCGTAACCACACCTGGTATCGGAACACTTCTATTTGGTGATAAAACTGCTCTTGGATATGCATCTGCATTTGATAGAATTAACGTTCGTCGTTTATTCCTTACAATTGAGCAAGCACTTGAAAGAGCAGCACAAGCTCAACTATTTGAACTCAATGATGAGTTAACAAGAGCAAACTTCCGCAATATTGTGGAACCTTACCTTCGTGACATTCAGGCAAAAAGAGGACTTTATGGATTCCTCGTTGTTTGTGATACCACAAATAACACTCCTGATGTTGTTGATAACAATGAATTCCGAGCAGACATCTTCCTGAAGCCTGCGAAGTCCATTAACTACATTACCCTAACCTTTGTTGCTACACGTACTGGTGTTAGCTTCGAGGAAGTAGCAGGTAGAGTTTAACTATTAGCTCTAAATATAAACAGGAGGATTTAATCAATGGCTACAACTAGACCAAACAAAAATATATCTGATTTTAAATCAAAACTGATAGGTGGTGGTGCAAGACCCAATCTGTTTGAGGTAGAATTAACCACTCTACCTGATGGGGTCACTGGATGGGATGCTGATTCATTCCAATTTTTATGTAAAGCAGCTGCACTCCCTGCACAGACAATTGCATCAATTGATGTTCCATTTAGAGGTCGAATCTTTAAAGTTGCTGGAGACAGAACAATTGATACTTGGTCTGTAACAGTAATTAACGATGAAGATTTTGTATTAAGAAATGCTTTTGAGAATTGGACTCAACAGATTGCTGACTTAACAACTAATCTTGGAGCAACTGATCCATCTGCATATATGACGAATGCTAAGGTATTCCAACTTGGTAGAGGATCAACTAAAGCAAGCACAACTAGTGGTGGAAACGAAAATGTAGTACTAAAAGAGTACGAATTTATCGATATTTTCCCAACTAGTGTTTCAGCTATTGACTTATCTTATGATACAGGGGATACTATAGAAGAGTATACCGTAGAATTCCAAGTTCAGTCTCTCAATTTGGCTGGAGCAGGGTCTCCTAACGGTTAATAAATAGTAAAAAGTTAGAATAAATTATGGCTAAGTTATTTGGATTCTCGATAGAGGATACTGAACCACTATCTCCAAATGCGGTCTCTCCCGTTCCCCCTAATCAGGAGGACGGGAATGACCATTATATGAGTAGTGGTTTTTTTGGCCAGTACGTAGATATTGAAGGAGTTTATAGAACTGAGTTTGATTTAATTAAAAGATATAGAGAAATGGCGCTTCATCCTGAAGCGGACAGTGCAATTGAAGATATTGTAAATGAAGCATTGGTTTCTGATAGTAATGATCAACCAGTACAGATAAATTTAGATCATCTAAATGCTAGTGATGGTATAAAGAAAAAAGTTAGAGAAAATTTTAAATTTATATTAGACTTATTAGACTTTGATAAAAAAGCACATGAAATTTATAGAAATTGGTATGTAGATGGTAGACTTTTTTATCATAAAATTATAGATTTAAAAGCCCCTCATGAGGGTATACAAGAGTTGCGTTATATTGACGCAATGAAAATTAGATATGTAAGGCAAGAAAAGAAGAAGAAAGGAGATAATAAATTTGTCAATGCTAATACAATTACAGGATTAAACACAGGAAATCCTTTAGATTATGAGTTTCCTGAATTAGAAGAGTATTATGTTTATACTCCAAAACAGGTATATCCTACTCAAAGTCCAGCCGCAATGGGTGGAAAAGGTGCAATTAAAATTGCAAAAGATTCTATAACATACTGTACATCAGGTTTAGTTGATAGAAATAAAGGATCAACACTATCATATCTACATAAAGCAATTAAATCACTCAATCAATTGCGTATGATTGAGGATAGTTTGGTTATATACAGATTATCAAGAGCACCAGAAAGAAGAATTTTCTACATAGATGTAGGTAATTTACCTAAAGTCAAGGCAGAGCAATATCTCCGTGACGTAATGATGAGA